TGTGAAAAAAGCTCATAGCTCATTAAAGGATTTGCCGGATACTGATTTTAGAGTTATCAACGAAGCGCGTCGCGCCCTGAATGAACAATCAAAATCTTATAGCGATTTTTCCGGTTACGAGGCTCGTTCGGTCTTGAAAGAACTTGATCCTGTGCTTGATGAAATTGTTCCAGATTATAAATTAGCGCGTGGTATATATTCAGATGCGCACAAATTTGAGGATGCTGCCGGAATGAGTAAAGACGTTTTTACAAACTCAAAAAATCCGAGTGATTTTGCTGCCGATGTTGCAAAACTCGGACAGCATGAGAAAGCTGCTTTAGCTATTGGTTTAAGGGATGACTTGCTTGGCAGAATAGGCTCAAGAGAAAATGAGGCGCTTGGTTTTAAGGCAATTATGCCGCAAAATGTTCAAGACAAAATGCGTATTGCTCTTGGTAACGATAAGGCTAATGCTGTTATTGATAAGGCCAAACAGGCAATTCGGCTAAACCAAAACTATAACCAATTGCTTAAAGGGTCACAGACAGCCGAAAAACAAACATTGCGCGATAAGTCTAATATGGTAATGAGGATTCTTAAAAACCCGACCGGTATTATCGGAGAAGTTGTGGCGCCGGTTGAAAGGTATTTTACGGACAGAAACAATGTTAAACTTGCTGACTTGTTGACGAACCCGAATGTAACAGAGCTCAGAAAAGGACTAAATGCTTATCGTTCTCTTGGTTCACCGATAAATATCAATCCTTTGTTGTCGGCAGGTTTGTCATCGGCAGCGTATAACAATTTGAGAAACAGATAAGGCACCGGAGGCGGTGCCTTTTTCTTATGAGAGGAAAGAATATGGCGGTAACAAATATTGTTTACCCTTATGTTTTTGAGGGCGGAGAAAAAGCGGTGGCCTCGGAGGTCAACGCCGATTTTGATCAGGTGAAAATTTTTGCCAACTCGGTTATTACTGAGATAAACGCAATCAATCAGGCAATTGCGGATTTGGAAGAAAAACCGACACGGGAAATGTTTGACATTTATTTTTCCATAAAAGGGGAAACGCCGACCGGGGCGTATCCGTTGTGGACGGGCGAAACGATTACCAACTGCAAAATCCTTTATCCGGATTTTTGGAACGAACTTAATCGGTTGGCTGGGATTAACGCCGTGCCGACGGTGGAAAGTAACGCGGCTTTTAACGATATAGTGGAAGAATACGGCGAATGCCCGTGTTTTTATATCGATACGCTGAACGGCCATGTTCGATTGCCGAAAATTATCCGTTTTATCAGTTCGATCAGTCAGCTTTCAGAACTTGGAACGGTTTATAACGACCAGATAAAAAGCCATACGCATGGGCTTCCGGGGGCAAATTCGGCCTGTGCCGGCGGCGGAAGGCTGCTTTATGTGTACGGGGCAAGCGATTCGCCAGCACAAGCCAATTACCGCAAGTCTTCGGTGAGCGGAAGCAATGAGGGCTACCCGAAACATGTTCGTTTGCCTTTATATATTCAGGTGGTTAACAATACGGCGGAAATCTCCCGTTTTGATGTCGATGCGCTGAAAAAAGAGCTGGAAAAAGCGCTGGCTGATTTGCAGGATGCTTATAACGGATATATCGCGGGGTTGGAAGATGCTTTTGAGAAAGCCAAGGCTAACCTGGCCGAGGCGGCAGAACTCTACAAATACGCAAATGTCAATGTACCGGTCGCCTCTTTTGTTCAAGATGCAACTTATGATGAATATCCGTATAAGGCGGATATTGTTCTGCCGGAAATAGGGGATTCTTTGGTACCGACGGTAATATTTTCGTTGGCGGATTCGGAAAGTGGCAATTTTGCACCGGTGGCGGAGAGCGGTGCCGGTTATGTGCGGATCTGGGCAAAAGAAAAGCCGGAAGAAGCCGTTGTTATTCCGACGATTTTGTGTCAATGAGGGAGTTTTTAGCTATGCTGGGAAAAACAAACAGCAATATGGGCGGCAAGGCAGTAGCTGCCGCGTACGTTTTTGAGAACAGTACGCAAGACAGAGAGTTTCCTCTGAATGCGCTGACGTCTGACAAGGTGCAGACGTATCAAGATGACGAAAGTCTTAAAACCTGGCTGGAGACGCCGACCAAAGATCCGGCTTATATGGTTCTTGCCGCTGACAATATCAATGCTTTTGACAAAAACGTCGAAACTTATACCGGCAATTATAAAATCGTCTGGAAATTCCCGACGGCGGTTAAAGCCCGGAGTTTTAAGACCAAAGTGACAAACGGATACGACAACTGGCGTCTGTACGGCAGCAACAATCCGTTGTCGGTTTACAATGCCTGGACCAGGCGCGAGTATTCCGACGAAACGGGAGAACTGTTGATAAATACGGCGGAGCGCTATCAGGTTTTAAGCGAAGTGACGCTTTCACCAAAGCAGCCGTATCAATATTATATCCTGACCGGTGCCGAAAACGGATCGTGCGACCTGTATGAAGCTTCGCTTCTGGCAACGTCGGGAACGGTTTCCTGTTCACTTGCCGAAGGAAACATGACGCCAACGATAAGAGTTTATTTGGAAGACTACATGCAGCTGATTACGCAGCCCTTTTATCACAAAAGCAAAACGTTCGGTGAGCAAACGCTTGTGATGAAGCCTTATGAGGAAGGTGGCAATCTGATCAATTATACGGACGACGGTTCGGCGGTTGATCTTAAAATGTATTTGTTGACCGGTACTGACAAGCCGGCGCTTTATCTGCTGTCGCCGGATGATACGTTCGAACGGCCGGAAGGCTATGCGGATATGACTGAAGTAGCGGATTTGAGTTTGCCGGCGCATATTTATAAAAACGCAAACGGCGAATGGGTGATGGGAAAAACGGATTGATGTTGAGGTTTTGGATGGTTTGATCCGCAAATATGCCGATGATTTGCCGGATAAAAGTTTCAAAAACATGCTCGGCGACATCAAAATAAAAGCTGATACACCGGCGCAGCTGATGGAGTATTTCAAAAAATACGGGGAGAATTGAAAATGTCAAAAGAGGAAATTAACTTAATGCGCGAAGCTATGCACAAAGGCGTTAAAATGCTTATTGAGGAGATGGAGAAATACGCCCGGGAGAATAAAAACATAAGCTGGGAAGCGATGATGAACATGTCCGACATATTAAAGGACATGAGCAAGGTCGAGAAAAATCTTGCCGAGGCAAATTATTATGACAGGAAAGTTTAAGACGACAGCCCGCAGAAATGCGGGCTTTTTTAATGGAGAAAAAAAGACTATGGACTACGGACTGTTTACCGGCGTTTCTGCGTTGATCGGGGTATTGTGCAATTTTATTCGGATCGGCGAGTGGAAAGCCCGGATTGAAACGAGAATGACGCATATTGAGGGAGATTTAAGAAAAACGGATGCGAAGATTGACGAACTCAACAAATCCGTCAACCGGTTAAATGAGCTTTTGGCGGTTTTGACGGAAAGGTTGGAAAGCAAACGGAGAAAAAGGAAAGATGACTGATTATGATTTTGAAATTATGGCCAAAACCATCTACGGCGAGGCCAGAGGAGAAACGCGGGAAGGGCAGATTGCCGTTGCCTGCGTTATTTTTAACCGTTTTAGGTCGGGAAAATGGTTTGCGGCGAAAACGTTGGCCGGCGTTTGCTTAAAACCGCTTCAATTCAGCTGTTGGAACAAATCCGACCCCAACAGTCAGATTTTGGCAAATTTGCCGTATTCGGCTTATAGCCGGTATTTTGACGTGATTAAGGAAGCGGAGAAGGGCGACATCACGGGCGGCGCAACCCATTATTGCACCTATGCCGCGTTGCCGCACACCAAGTGGGCAGAAGGAAAAGAGCCGTGTTTTGAGTGTGGTAACCATGTATTTTTTAAGGATATAGACTGATGACTTATATAATGACTTTTTTAATTGTTGCGGCTGCGGCCTTTTTGTGGCGTGTGCGCGGCGGATTGTTCAAAGAATACGTACCGGCAAATAAAGTCTGGTTTGCGGTGTTTTTTGGGGCGATGGCGTGGTTCTTCCGGGTCGGTACGGCAGAATATGCCCTTTGCGCCGGCTTGGCCTGTTATGCCGGTTATCAGGCGTTTGGCTGGGGGCTTTATATCGGCCGGCTGCTCGGGGGCGGCGAGCTTAAGCCGAATTTGTCGCAGTACCGGGAGTGTGAACTTATCGACGATCTGCTATATTCCGCACATGTCACGTTCAAAGGAAAGGCGGTTTATTTGTATCAGTATCCGCAGCTTTTCGGTTTTTGCGGCACCTGTTTGTCCGGGTTGATTTTAACTTTCCTGATGGGGCTGTCGGTCGGATCCGTCGGGCTGATGCTGTCCGGGTTGGCAATGGGGCCGGTTTACTGGCTCGGCGGCCGGATTGAAAAGCTTTATACTTTGGGCAAACAAGGCTGGAATTGGGGCGAGTGGCTGTTTGGCGCTTATCTCGGGGGAATGGCGGCGCTATGGCTCGGATAAAAAAGTACAGGAAACGCCTTATTGCGTTGGCGGCGTTGGTGCTGGCTCTGGTCTGCCTGTTTAAGCCGGAATATGCCGAGAACGTCGCCCGTGCCTTTATGCTGCTGATTGCGGGGGTGTGATGGTTAATAAGCTGATACGTTGGGCGGTGACTTTTGTGATGGTTGCCGCCCTCTGCTTTGCCTTTTACGAGGTAGGGCAGGAAGTCGGCCGGAGTGAGGCCAAAATTCAAGTGATAGAAAAACAAGTGGAGGTAATCCGATATGTTGAAAAGAAAAAAGCGGAGATTCACGCTCGCCCTAATGCCGGCCGCTCTGATTTGCTTAAGCTCATGCGTGCCGGTCGGCTATAG